TTTTGTAGTCCGCGGTTTGCTGCTTCTACAATGTCTGCAGCATTTTCCATACCTTTTAAGACAGGCTTAACAAAAGCGTTTAAAGTTTCAACATCTGATTGAACAATTCTCTTTTGTGCTTCAAGTGGGTTGCCATTGATACCTAATTTGGCAAGGTCTTTTTCTCCTCCACCTGCACGATTAATTGCTGTTTGATAAAACATTTGCTTTTGGTCTTCGGTCATGCCCAATGAATTTGCTGTCTGTTGTAAGAAGCCACCTTGAATGCTGTTCATAGTGTCTTTAACAGAGGCTTTCTCACGACCAAAAGTCATGCGGTCAAGGATTTGATTAAAGACCGCTGAACCACCACGGAACTCGCCCTTTTCTCTATCAAAGGTGCTTATGCCAGCCTGATAAAGGCGTGAACTCATACCGCCTTGAGTCAATCCAGATAAAGCCATGGCAGAATTTTCATTTGCCATGTTCATAAATCTTGCTGTTCCACCAATTTCCTGCATCATAGTTTTAAATTGAGCAGTGCCTGGCATAACACCACGTGCAGCCAAAATTCCAGCAGTTGCAGCAGGGGATTGTTCACCAGTTATTCCCAGTGGACCAAGACCTTTCATGGTCATATTGGTTATTTGTTGATACCCAAGACCACCTGAACGGATGGAGGCTCCGTAATAGTTAGCCGAACTTGCCATAACAGAGGCAGCGGATGGGGAAGCCATTAGTGCTCCGCCAATTAGTCCCATGCCCATTCTTGAAAGACCCTGACCAATACCCAAGGCCATTTGGTTGTTACTAAACTTGCCTAATCCTAAGAGGTTTCCCGCTTCTTTGTAGCGGTTCATAAACTCTTGGTTTGCTGTTTCTCCACCAAAAGAAGTTTTAGCCATTGATGGCATCATGGAGGTAGAGGTAGACATATTTCCAATGTCTCCGCCACCTTTTGTGGCTCCACGGACAGCACCAGGAACCTTGCCAGCACTAGAGCCAATCGTCTTTAACGACTTCTCTATGCCAGCAAGTTTCTTTACGATGTCATCTAATTCCTTATTGGTCTTAGATAACGACTCGCTAATATCGTCTGCCACGTGTCAACTCCTAATAGCCTTCTTGCATAAGATGAATCCAGTTACGTCTTTCTCTAATACCGAGTTCTTTAATCTCAGTTAGAGTCCAGCCTTGATGCCTGTCCGACAAAGCCAGCCATTCAGCCACTAATGTCGAGTAGTCCGTTGTGCTAGAAACGAAAAAGGGTCCCCAGATTAAGGGGAACAAATACCTCGCTATCACAATCAGGGCAATCCACCTTGATGTCATCAAAGATTGGACCAAAGTTTCGGCTGTTAATTTCTGACGCAATCTTTTTGCGGTCATTAACACCGAGATTTTGTACCTGTGCTTTTCCAATTACAGGGCTGCCATTAATTGTGTTTACGCAGTTTTCTAACAGAATAGTGGTTAGTTCTGCCACTGATTTATCAGCGTTATTTACAAGGTCTTTTTGAGTATGACCAGTAGGAAGTGAAATTTCTACTGGGCCAACTTTACAGTCAACTGTAAAATTACGTTGGTAAATATCTAGAATTGCCTTAATTTTTACATCTTCGTTAATGTTGATTTCAACATCTTTAAAGGTGTTGTCTTCTGGGCAAAGTCCTTGCAATATGGCAGTATTTCCAAAGGTTGCTTTGTAAATAGCAATCATAAGAAAGTCTCTGTCACCTACAAGTAGATTATCTAGCATTTCTTCAGTGGTTTTTTCTTCGCCAATACGTACAACTCCACGAGAAAGAATTGTGAGCAATGCCTTACCTACGTTAGTAGCACGGGCAATTGCTTCTTCATCTTTACCGTTTAGTTCACGTACTTCGGCTTCTCTAATGACTTCCCCAGCGGGTGTCACATACCCGCCAGGGAGTGTCACTACAGTTTCAGAAGGGTGCAGAATGGTTACGCTTTTATCTCCAGGCTTTTCTGCCAAAGATTGAGCAACCATCTGATTTACGAGGTCGGGATTATCTGCTGCTTTAACAGAGTTAACTGTTTGTGTAGTCATGTTGTGGTCCTATTCTCTTCTTAGTTAGTTTCCACCTGAAGCACCAATTGCTGGTGCTGGTGTGAATACGTTGTTAGTCATTGATGACCATGAGCAATCAAAGCCTTCGTGTACTAGCGTCATCTGCTCTACGAATAGAGAGTTGTCACCAGCGTTAAGGTCTGAGTATGCCACAGCAGTAGGCCATGCGTTGTAAACCCTGAACTGCATTGCGACATCTTTTACACCTTCTTCTGCAGCAGTAATCACTGGAATTGGGTGTGCTAGAACTTTGATAGTTACATCGCAACGAAATCCTTGGTCAATAGTGCGCTTTGGTCCACCTTGGACAGTTGCGAACATATTACGCATCCAATCCCATTTTGCCTTCTTTCCAATAACTACGCCATTTTGTAGCGTAATTGGCTGGAAGGAGGTTTGTCCTGGGATTTGATGAACGGTGGTGTTGAAGCCACCTTCACGGTACGGAATCGAGTCAGTTGTTACCGCTAAGCCTGACACTGAAGTAAACCCTAACGTTGCTGATGCAATGTTTAGGTTTGTGTCAGTGCTATTAACAGCACTAAAATTGACAAGAAACCGAAAGTTACGAATCGGGTCAGTTGTTAACGTAGACCGATTTTGATAAATGCTTGCCATTTACTTTACCTTCTTTCTTAGTTTGCTGTCTTTTGGCTTAAGGTAATGATTACAAACTCGGCTGGATATTGCAGAGCAACTCCAACTTCGATGTTAACTTGTCCTTGAGCAATCAGATTGTCTGGGTTGTTTTCAGCATCAACCTTTACATAAAAGGCTTCGGCTGCTGATGCACCGCGAAGACCGCCTTGGTTGCGGTATTCATTTAAGAACGATGTAAAGGTTGTGTCAATACGTTCCCACAGTCTTTCATCATTGTTCTCAAATAGTGCAAATTGAGATAGGTCGTTCAGTTTCTTACGGATAAAGATAAGAGAACGACGCATGTTTACATACTTGTTTGCAGTTCCGTCTTGCTTCAAAGTACGAGCACCCATTACTGAGAGACCTGCACCTGGAATCTGACGAATTGGATTTACTGGACCAACAGCGACGTTCATGCTGTCAAGTTCTGTTGATGTAAAACTCTTTTCAAGAGCAATTGCTCCTGCAACAGTTGTTCCAATACCTGCTGGGGATTTAAATGGTCCAACAGTTGCATCAGTTGCTAGATAAATTCCAGTAACTGCTCCTGCAGGTCCAATCAAACGAATTGCAGATGCACCACGACCTACTGGGTCAGTGATGTAGTAGTGTGGGTAGTACACAGCACCGTGGCTAAAACCAACAAGTGCAGTAGCAACAGAAAGTGCCTGACTTACTGTACGGGCTGCTGGAGTCTCAGCAACAACAAAGTGCTTACCATCGGTTGCAGCCCAAGCAATGGCGACTGCAACAATTACGCTTGCGGTGTTTGCTCCCATGAGCACATCTAGTGCTGGTAAGAAGACAACAAGTGGTCTATCAATTTTGTCAAACTCTGCAGTGAACCCTGTGGTTGCATTGGTAAAGTCTGCTTCAACAATGGTTCCACCATTTGAACCGCCAGTTAATGGATACACGGATGTGTTTGGAGCATTAACTGCATCAACGATAGTGACTGTAACGTAACTAGATAGTGTGTTTACTACAGTGGCTGCATAGTCACTTAGAGTAGTTCCTGCAAATACTACGTTTTCAAATGACTCAAGAAGAACGTCGTTTGTAATGTCTTGAGCAGTTCCAGCAACTCCTTCTTTGTAAACAGAGATGTCGTAGTATCCTGCACCTGCGACACCTGCGGTTACTCGAACGCGAAGGTTATTGCCATCTGTTCCTTTATCACGAGCAGCAAAGGTAAGGACGTTTCCTTGACCTGCTGCACGAGGTACAGAGACACCTGCTGCTGCTGCGTCTGCTGGAAGAATACGCTTTACGTAAAGTTCGCGTCCACCGTTTTGGAAGAACGCACCAACCTGAAATGATGCTGGAAATGCGGCGTTGTAGCCTCCGAAAATTTTGGTAAATTCATACCAAGATGAAACGTACGTTGCTGTGGTTGGACCACTTGCAAATGTACCAACTACTGCTCCTGCTGCTTGGGCTGTGCCAAGAGCAGCGATAGGTGCAGGTAATAAGCGTTCACTGATGTAAACGCCTGGGCGTTTGTAAACTGTCATTCTTTTTTCTCCTAACTAGGGTTTAGTGTTAGCGTTATTATGGCGTTATTGTGAACGTATCGACCCCAAAGAATTTCCCGCGAGGGGTTCCAAGAGGTCCCGATGTTGTAACTTTTTGCACCTTAAATAGTTCTCGGTATTGAGTTAGTGGCATTTCGGATGAAATACGCACTCTTATTGCATTGCTGTACAAACGCTTTCCTTGTTCAACAAGGTCACGTTTGGCAACATCTAGTATGTCTAACCGACGAACTGTTTCATCGGCGGTAGATAGTGAGCCAAATCTGAGCGGTAGTCTTGTGTACAAGAGGTCGCTCAAAATTTGTCGGTCATGTCGAGGGTGACGAGCAAAAGTTGTCACCTGATAATCAAGATAAACTGGGATTGGAAAACTTTGTTTTGCACCTTTGCCTTGTGGTAAAGCAGCAGGTTTCATGTACTTAAAGTAGGCATAGTCTTGGTCACTGATAGTGCCACGCATGGCTCGTTCACGGTCTTCGGCAATATCGATGAGGTCGATGGTCATGTATGGAAATGACTGCTCACGTAGTTCTTGGTCAGGCATTCCAAACCAAACTCCTACAGGGCGATTTACACCCTCTGAGTTTGCTCTCTGGTCTGTAACGACCATGCCCTTAAGTAAGTTCTTTAAGGCTTCATCTTCGGCTAAAAATAGTTGACCAATCATTTAAGTAGTTTCCCCGCAGTCTTAAGAAGGAAGGACTCAGCATTGTTGGTTCTGTTGCCATAGCGATGCAAGGCAGGAGAAAGTTGCTTACTAGGAGTTCCATACTCTAAGTCGCCTACTTGGTTTTTTAGGTCGTCTGGAATATCGTAAATAAATTTATTGCCCTCAAATTTAACCCTGATACGGCTAACTACAGAGGAAGGCCACCCACTAGAAAGGCACTCTTGGCGTAATTCAGCAGTCATCATGACCGCTGTTTTTTGGGCTGACTGTGCTAAGACTTGGCGATAGTTATTTGTTTTCACGGCGTGACTTCTTGAATATTGCGTTGGTTGCGTACTTAGTTCCAAAATAACCAGCAAGCATCCCAATTAAAAAAGTGTGCTGACTGTTTGGTCTTTGACCGTACATACCCTTAACAAATTCGTCACGTTCGCTGGCAGAATGAATATTAGTAATCTGCTCATACCACGGAATAGACATAACTAACCTCCCAGAGGTCTCACATAATCAGCAAGTAGTACAGCAAAAACCCGCATAGTTTTTACTGCTTAAAGAATAAAGCCCCCAGGAGAACTCTGGGGGCTGAACTCATTACTTCTTTTTAGGCTTTGGTTTGGACTTCTTGCTGCTGTCTTTTTTGGCAAATTTTTTGTTTGCTAAAGCAAGAGTCTTCATGCCGTGCTTATCTTTTGGCCTCATGCAGCCACAGGTAGCACACATTACTTCTTCTTTGCCTTACAAGCCTTGCAAGTACCACAGGTACATGCCTTGCCACTGGCCTTTGCCTTTGGACCCTTACCGAATCCTGGCTGACCCTTTTTCTTTCCACATCCACATGCTGCACACATTGGCGTTTCCTATCTATGTCGTGCCGTTTTTTTGGCAATTGATTTTGGTTGTTTTACAAACTGCTTTCCTTTGCTATTGCCTTCGGCTTTAGCACGATTAGTTGCAGCCTTTTCCCCAGATGATAGGGAATCCCACGCTGAGTCAGGCAGGTATCGCTTTTTGCCTTTGGACTCTTTTCCATCCGAAGTACGCCACTTTTCTTTGGTCCACTTCTTTAAGGACTCTTGAGACTTCTTTATAGCCATTAGTCCTTGTATCCTCCGCCAGATTTTTTGTACTCGGCAGCAAGAAGTTGAGCCTTACGTGCAGACCATTCGCCTGGGTCTCCACCCTTAGAACCTGCTTTAATCTTATTAAACTTTGCTTTACGCATACCAGGCTTTGTGTAGTTGCCAGCCTCATTAACTTTTGACTTGGAGGCTTTTTTAACGGGCTTCTTTTTATCTGCCATTATTTAACCTTCTTCGGTTTAGATTTTTTGGAGGTTGTGCTTGCAGGAACGCAGTTCGGTACTTTTTTACCGTTCTTGTTCTTAAATCCTTTTTGGACGTATCCGTCCCAACATGGTCCTTTAGTTGCCATTATCTACCCTGACTTCTGTGAGGGTTTTGCTTGTGATAGGTCTTCACTGCTTTTACTCCTTGTTTGACGTTTTTAACTCCAGCCTTGGCTGTGAGGTTAATCTTGTCGTATTTCTTTAGAGTAAGGTTGGTGTGCTCTACTATTACATCGCCCTTTTTATTTTTGGAAACCTTGTGAGTTGCACGGGCTTTGCGACCAGGAACGCCAATAGCAAGTGTTACTGACTTTTCTGGTTTAACATCTTTCTTTTTTTCAGGCATTAGTTCTGTGCCATAACTACCCAGTTAGTTCCATTACAAACTAACGTTGTCCATTTACCTGCTGTATTAGCAGAAAAGAGAGTATTAGCAGGAGTTGCAGTTGCTAATGGAAGCACGTTGCTAGAAGCAGAGGTTACTGCTCCAACATTAATCGTCTTGAAATTTAAGACTCTTCCCGCAAAAGAAGCAGCAGTTGGCAAAGTAACTACAATTGCAGAAGCAGAGTTAAAGATGACGTACGTATCAGTAACTGCTACAGAATAAGTAGCAGCAGTAATAGGGGTCGTTACTGCAGCAACTGCGAACTTTTGATGCTGCGTAATGCTAGAAACTGGGGTTGTTAAAGTCCCTGTAAAGGTTGGGGATGCAATCGGAGCCTTTAAAGTGTCTTGTCCGTCTAAATAATCTAGCGCAGTATTAAGTGGCGTATGCCAGTTTAAATCGCCGTAATTAGGCTTATTCAGTGGCATCAGTTATAACCAACGCTTCAATATCTTCTAGAGCCTTGGTGATGCGTTCTTTTTCACGCTCATCAACGGACTCCGCAAGTTCTGCCTCAAGGACAGCCTTTGCTGCATCATATTGTTCTTGTGTTAGTGACATGGTTACCTTCCGTACTCTTCAGTTCCAAAGTTTCCTTTACCGTACCCAGCATAAACAATAGGAGGTAACTCTTTGGTACTCTTTTGGGCATATTGCATAAATTGTGGGTCATTGACCAACTCGTCAGCATTCACTTCGGTGCAATCAACAGTT